CTGTCGTACCGTGCCATGTTAATCCTCCTGTGATGAGTCCCCGCCCGCCGGCCCCTTGGAAGGGCGGGCGGGGACTCACGAACTACGCCGCGTTGCCCTGGTACAGCTTGACCGCGCCGGTCTGGTCAACCAGCGTGCCGTCGCCACGGATCAGGGCGCGGAAGGCGACCAGGTCCGAGCCGAACAGGAAGTCGTCCGACCGCTCGAACCGGACCGGGCCGACGATGCGGACGAAGAACTGGGAGAAGTCGCCGAATGCGATCGACTTGCCACCAGTGACCACCGCCGGCATGAACGGGTCCGCCACAAGTGGCTTGCCGAGCAGCAGGTCAGGGCTGCCGAGCACCATGCTCGGCTCCCAAATGGGCCGCGACTGGCCGTCCAGCAGCAGCCGGAAGCCACCGATCGCCGCGTCCCTCGCCAGCCAGTAGCAGCTCTTGCTCTGGCGGTAGGGAGCGATGACGCTGTACTCCAGGTTGACCAGGTCGGCGTACTGGGCAGCGCCGCCCTTGCCGGTCGTGGTGCCGGTGACGCCCACCGTTGCGGTGGAGATCAGGCCGTTCGGCATCGTGGTGCCGGTGCCGGTCACCAGGTCGGAACCGAACTTGTTGCCCAGCGCCCGGCCGGACTGCATGGCCAGGTACCCGACGAGGTCCACGCCCGAATCGTCTAGCAATTCCCTAGCGACCTGCAAGAGAATACCATATTTGAAGGCACCCAGGGTGACCAGGCCGAACTGCGGCTCGGACTGCGCCAGCGTGCCCGCCTGGGGAGCTACGGCGGTCGCGGTCGAGTGCGACGTGGTCTTCGGGATCTGGAGGTTCTCGCCACCAGCGGTGTTCAGCACGGTCGGGCCGCACTGGAGGATGCCGCTGACCTCGATCAGGTGGGCGATCAGCTGGTCGTAGAAGTCGGTCGGGACCAGGTTCGCGCCCGAGCCGGCGTTGGTGGACACCAGGGTCCGGTACTCAGCCTCTGCCCTGCGGACTTCGGCCAGGTTGACCGGGCCGTAGTTCCAGTTGATGCGGCTGTTGTCCGGGCGGGCCACCTCGTAGGCCCCACCAGGCGCGTTGCCCCGGCTGTCGCCGAGCAGGAACTTGCGCAGCTCGGTGTTGAGCATCTTGATGGCCGGGTCTTTCGCCATCTTCTTGCCCTCGGCGTCGGCGTGCAGGCGGTTGAACGCCTGGTCGGCCTCGGCGGAGCGCTGCTCAGCGTCGAGCGCTGCCTTGATGCGGGTGTCGAGGGTGTCCATTTCCTCGTTGAGGACGTCCCACTTGCCCTGCTCTTCCGCAGAAAATGCGCGGTTCTCGGTCGCCGCCGTGTCTGCCAGTGCCTTGCACTGCTCCCAGACGTTGAGGCGGCGGTCCCGAAGGCGCTTGGTGACCTCGCTGGCCATCGGCTCCTCCTGAAGCCCGTAGGGATGGTGATCCCCGGCGGGCTCCAGCCAGGAGGCGGGGGAATTACCCCGGCCCTGCGGCCTATCCAGGACGGGATGGCCTACTCCGTCCTGATGGCGATCTTACACCAGCGTTCTGCCCCTGTGGTGGGTCACCAGGGGCCGGTGCTGACACTCTTTAACGCCGGCCCGGGTGAGGGCGCGGCGGATATACAGGTCACACGAATGCCAGAACGGCACTGGCGGCAGCCCATAGGTGAGCGACACGCTCAGCGCGATCTTCTCCGTGGGGAACTCGCGCTGGAGCTGAGCGGAGAACCTGGTGCAGCCGAGCGCCTTGTTGATCAGTGGTGCCTCGTCCCACCGGGGACCGTATTCATATGGGAACACGCACCAGTCCCCGAAGCAGGACGCGAGCTGGGAGAGCACCTGATCGTGGATCTCGATGTCGTGCTCAATGATCAGCAGGTCATCTGACCCGTCCCAGCGCTTACTGATCTCCCGCCAGTAGGCGTCGTCGCCGTCGCCGGTCCACACCAGTTCCGTATCCGCCGGGAGGGCGTTCTTACAGGCTGGGTGCAGATCGGTGTAGAAGCAGGCGATCCGCAACTATCCCTCTTCGTCCCACTGGTCGCGCCGGCGCATCAGGATCTGCGTGAGCGCGGCCGGGCCGAACAGTCCCTTGCGCGGGCCAGCAGCCGGCATGGTGGGCCGGTCACTGCGGACGAAGAACTTGCGCAGATCGTCGTCAGCGGCGAACGCCCGCACCTCTTCGACCTCAGCCTGGACGTAGTCGGCGATCGAGTACAGGGCCGCGTCGAACGCCCGCAGCATCGAAGTGGTGTCGCCATAACCCGGAGTCAGCACCGGGGCCACGTCGATCAGGTCACCCGAATGCAGGGTCCGCAGCGCCAGGCCGTCGCGCCAGTCCCACTCGTCACCGCCTGGGTGGCAGCGGAACGCGAAGGACGAGTACCGGATGTCGCGCCGCTCGACCAGCTCGCGGATGTCGGCGCGGGACTCAGGCGGCTTCACCATGTAGTCGAGCCCGATCCGGTCCGGCCCGAGCCGCAGTGTGTCCGCGTCGGTCGTGCCAAGCACCATGTTCGAGTCGTGGTTGTACCGGCAGACGACCCCGGTGCCGTCATCGACGTTCTTCCAGCCGCGTGACTGCACCTCGTTGAAGAACCCTGGCATGACGCGCTCTTTGAAGCCGCCGAGGTTCTTCGACTCGCGGGGGATGAACACGGTGGCGTAGCCGCCGATCCACTTGCCCTCGGTACCCATGTCGCGCATCTCGATCGGCCGGTCCAGGTCACGGAACTGGCTGGTGATCCGCACCTCGCGCCGCTCGTAGTCGCGGGACAGGCTGGACTCACCGACGTGGACACCGAACTTCTTGGCCATCGTCCGGATCTTGGCCATCGCCTTTTCCCCGAACGGGGACGAGCCGGCGCGGGCGAGGGCGTTACGGACGTGTGAGGCGTCGTGGACGGGGAAGTGCCGCAGCGAGCGGGGCGTGGTCTTCCCGTCCTGATCCTTAGTACCCCCCGGCTCGATGTAAGCGAAGGCACTGTCCGGGAGGTCGTTGGCCTCGGAAGTGGAGATGGCCGCCATTAGTGCGCCTTCCCATTCATGGCAGCCTTGGCCGCCGGGATAAAGTTTTCCGCCCTGCTCCGCAGCAGGGTGAGCGCGGCCGGCCCGAACAGGGGCTCACCGTCCCCGCTGCGGTCCTCTTCCCGCCGGGATGCGGCCTGCTCCACGACGGGAAGATCTGCGAACAATGTATCAAGATCTCCGCAGGTTACGGCTTCCGACGCCTTACGGGATCGTTCATCGCATTCATGTCCCCGCAGACGGCCCGCCGTCGCGTGGACGGCGAGCAGCTCGCGGGCATGGTCCCGGTCAGTGTCGGAGGCGCGGTATTCAGCCGGCCCGAAGTCCGACCGGCGCGGCACCGATGGTGCCATGCCATCGGTCAGGTGCGGCAGGCCCTCGAATAGCTGTGCCAGCTCACCCGTGGTCCTTGCCGCACTCACGGCGGCGATCTTCTCCGTCACCTGCTCGGCTGTCAGGTGACCCAGCCGGCCGTAGGTCTGGAGCATAGTGACCGCCGACTTGCGGTCGCTGTCAACTACTTCGCCATCAGGCGGGCCGAACATCTGGCCCGAGCGGACCTGGGTGATCAGCTTCGCCAGGTACTGCTCCGGGGAGGCTGTGAGCGGCGGCTTCCCGGCGGTCATCGGGTTGACCATCTCCGGGTTGTCCTGCTCCATCTTCAGGATCAGGTCGGCGATCAGCTGCGCTTCCATCTCCACCTGCGGGATGTAGCTCTTGGGGATAGTGCGCGTGGTGGCCACCATGCGCTGAAGCACCGGCAGCGGGATCGGCTCGTTGCCACCAGAGATCGGCGGCTTGTCATCGTCGGCCCGGATCTCGTTGACCGTCCGCGTGCCGATGTTCCGCTGAATCTGGTACACCTCGGTGCGGGTGTGCGGGTCCATCTTCAGCAGGTCATCGACATCGAACTTCACGTACTGGGTGGCGGGCAGCAGAGTGGTCAGCAGATGCTCCCACCGGGTCAGCCACGGGCGCAGCGTGGTGATCAGCTCGTCCAGCAGGTTCATCGTGACGTTCGAGTAGGTGAGCCCGTCGTTGCGGGTACCGCCAACCCGGTAAGGCTGCACGCCGTAGATCGCCGCGATCTGGGTGGCGTTCAGCTGCATCGCCTGGATGAACGCCGCCTCGTTCTGCGGGACCGTGAGTGCCTTGTAGTCCCAGTCCCGGCCGTAGACCAGCGGCTGCCGCATGCGGATCGTGTCGGTGAGCCGCTGCCGGATCTGCTTCGCCTGCTGGTCGTTGACCTCTTCGGACACGTTCTGGAAGGTGCCGGGCGGGAAGCCACCGTTGCCGAACCAGTCAGCCGAATACTTCAGGGCGTCCAGGCCCTGGCCCCACAGCAGCGAGAACGCCTTGAGGGGGCTGACTCCCTCGACCCGGCCAGCGATACTGAACGCCTTCAGCTGGATCAGTTCCTGGCGTTCCATCAGGTGGCCGTTGTAATAGATCCGCGCCCGCATCGGGTTCTCGGGCTGCTGCTCGTCATCCTGGACGCTCATCCGGTCCGGCGGCAGC